CAAGTTTTCTAACGCGGTAATCAACTACGTGCGCAACCTGCTTGGTATGCCCCGTAAGGATTTCTTTGACCCACAGACGACCCTTAGTGAAAGTGATAAGTGGGTAAATAGCCTGTTAGCACCATTCCCAGATTCGTTTGATGGGGATATCCTGCCATCACGGGTTACATCTGCTGGTGCCAAGTTACAACGCACTTTCGTTAGGGCCAGTGACCGGGTGTTCAAACAACGGTTCAAGGACCAAGCAAGGCACATGTTTTCCCAAGGTATCGGGCGTAACGTTAAAGTGCTTACTATGAAACTACTGGATATGCAGGCTGCGGTGGACGTAGCTAAGACGTATAAAGTAGAGCGCGCAGATGAAATGTATCGCACAGTTATGGAGTTGGAAGCAGCTGTGTACAAGGCGTATCTCGAAGTCGAGGGTACCGCCGAGGTGCTTAAAACGTACATCAAAAATAGCACTACAGAGCAGGTAGCCCTATTCAATGCCGTCGTGCATGACAGTACAGTTATTGGCAAGGACCCCACTACCCCCGATGACGAAGCGAAAAAGCGGTGGAAAGTGGGTAGTAAAGCCACCAGTGAAACGAGTCAGTTTTACGACACCACAGACTACACGGATTGGGAAGAGTGGCTGGACATAAAAGAAGCCTACGATAAGTTGGACCCTGCCGGAAAGCGCATGTACAAACAACTGCGTGATGCGTACAAGACCCAGTTTGAAGCGCTTAAAGATGTTATCAAGGCCCGGGTCGATGCACACGTAACAGACCCTGCACTGGCTACTAGCCTGAAAGCACAACTGCTTGCCCGCCTAACGGATAACATGTTAGAGCCTTATTTCCCCCTTGCTCGTAGGGGAGATTACTGGCTTGAATTTACAAGCACTGATGGAGAACCAGTGTACATGGCGTTCGAGACCAAGCCTGCACGTGACGATGCTATGCGGGAGTTTGCTACCGAGGAGTACGCCGACAAGGTAACCGCAGGCACCATCAAAGAGTTTGACAAGCTGTACAAAAAGGATAGCTTTAGGTCCGCGCCTAGTGACTCCATAGTATCTAAGTCCTTGCAGATACTTGACGATGCAGAAGTACCCGCCACCGTGAAAGAAGATTTCATGAAGCTGTTTGTAGAGGCGATGCCGGAGTCCGTTGTTGCCCGTGCCATGCACAAGCGCGGTGGGTATCTAGGGTTTGAATACGACGCACTGTTTGCTCTGCAGAACAACGGGCATCGGTTGGCTGGGCAGATTCAACGGTTCAAGTATGGGGCTAAGATCGCCCAGATTGAGACTGAAATGGCTACTGCGCGTAGGGGTGTTGGGGCGGACGAAATGAAAGGGGTGGTGCTGGAGAGCTTCATAGACCGTGGCAAGTTCGCGCGTAACCCCCCAGAAAACTCCTTGGCTCGTAACCTCAACCGCTTTGGCTTTATGTGGACAATCGGCCTTAACCCTTCATCGGCGTTCGTTAACTTGTCACAGATACCTGTGGTCATGTACCCATACCTGTCAGCTAAATTCGGAGCCAAAGATGCCTATGGGGCTATGCAGTTAGCCAGTAAGCTGTTTATGACCAGTGGGCTATCCAGAAATATCCGTACAGGCATACCCGGAAAAGACATTGATGTTAACGCGTCTCCGTCGATTGATAACTATTTTACCTACGATGCAAAAGGCAAGTTCTTTGTTAAAGAAGCCGATGCCCTTGGGCTTGACACGAGTAAGCCAGAAGATGCTAAGAAGTACGCTGCCATAACCCGGTTATCCCCCATCGTTGAGGCCGCGTCTAAGCAGGGCCTACTGAACCGCTCACTAACACAGGAGCAAATGGGGTTGGAAGGCAGCGGACGGGGTAACACCCTAATGGATAAAATATCGTCCATATTCGCGTTCCAGTTCCACCACGTAGAGCGGTTTAACCGGCAGATAGCCTTGATTTCCTCGTTTGAGTTGGAGCTTAGGCGCTTAGAAGCAGTCACTGGTCCAGACAAACTCAATGCTGAAGAACGTGGGATTGAAGCCGCTGCCTATGCTCTGCACACAGCCCAAGAAATCAACGGTGGTGCTAGCTTAGCTACTACAATACCCCTCGCGCAGTCGGGTCTGGGGCGGGTTGCGATGATGTTCAAGTCGTTTGGCTTCAAGATGTACTACTTGCAGTTCAAGTTGATTAAGGACGCAATAGACTTCAGGCAAGACTTGACTAAAGAAGAGCGGGTGATAGCACGTAATCAGTTGTTCGGAATGACCCTATCCTCTGCGTTGTTAGCAGGGGTCCATGGTACTACCCTGTATGGTATCGCTGCAGGATTGGCTAACTTGTTCCTACTCGACGATGAAGAGGAGGATGCGGACATGATTGCCCGCAGGTACCTCAGTGAGGCAGTGTTCAAGGGGCTACCCTCTATGCTGTTAGGTGTTGACCTGTCTGCCCGTATCGGCCTGTCAGACCTTATCTTGCGGGGTAACCCATACATGGACGACGCGTCTATACCAGAACAGGCATTTTCTCTGTTTGGTGGGCCATCTGTAAGCTCACTGCTTGGTATCCAGCGTGGGGTTGGGATGATGATGGAGGGAGATATCTATCGCGGGTTTGAAGCAACGTTACCTGCTGCGTTACGGAACGTGTCTAAAGCGGGTAGGTTCTTGGCGGATGACGGGGTGCTTACTCGCCGCGAAGATGAAATCTACGGGGATGTGTCTATTGGTGATGCCGTGGGGCAGGCTATTGGCTTTGCACCAATAGACTTAGCAGTTATCCAAGAAACCAACCAGAACCTTAAACGCATAGATTTAGCAGTACAGAACCGCAGGTCTAAACTAATGAAGCAATACTACGTTGCGTCACGAGTGGGGGACAGTGCGGGCATGATGGATGCGTATGAAGAGATACAGAAGTTCAATACCCGACATTCAGACAAGCCCGGGGTTGTTATAACGAACACTGTATTGAAACGGTCGCTTAAATCCCACGAAAGAACGTCTGCATCCATGCGCAATGGGGTAACGCTGAGCAAGTCTATGCGGGCTAGCTTAGATGAACTGGCCGCTGCGGATGACTGGGGGAATTGGGACTAGGTAAAAACCCCCTCCCGAGGGAGGGGTAAACACACCTTGGAGCGACAGTAGGAGGACTGTCTGGTGCAGTATATCACAGCTATTCCCAAACGCGAATCCCTAGCATCCCCTCATGGATGCTGGTCTGGATAGTAAACGGGCGCATTCCATGCTGTGCAGCTATGTCCTGCACCTGCTTAGTTGCCAGTGGGATGTTAAGGCAGGGGATAAAGAACGAGGACCCAGCGTACAGTTTGGACATATCGACCTCGATCAACACCCCATCAGGGTTAAGCTGGTTCGTCTTCAGTACCTGTCCCATTAACCTGCCCACCCTCTGTTATGTTACAGCTTACAGATATCACGTTTGTAGGGGACATTTGCAACGCTGTGCCCTTACTCAGCCGCATCTTCTCTCGTTTACCATCCATGGTTTCAATCAGATCACGCACAAACGAAGTATAGTTTATCTGTTGTTTGACACACCAACTACGCAAGTTTTTCGTAATCACGTACGCCCGCTGGGTGTCTGTTTCGTACCGTATAATTAACGCTCCTTTTGGTACCATACTGGGCACGACCAGTGGGGCGCTAACGTCCCTGCGGTCTACAGTACTCTGAATCTGCAGCATGTTCGCCATGTGCTCAAACACAAACTCGTTAAACGCTTCCTGTGTGGTGGACCCCATACTAATAGCTGCGCGCTTGTTATCCTGTATCAGGTTAACAGTGTACCTATACAGCCCCTGCATGTTGAACGGCAATAACCCCACCTCCTGCGCGACTAGCCCTCCGAGCAACGTCATGGAGCCGTCAGTAGACCAGAACCTGTGCATAGGCCCAAGCCCAGCACTTATGTCGAGCCTATTGGCAACCTTAGTGAATATCCCCCGTACACGCTCCGGGTCCCGCATAACATGTTGTACGAAAGGCAAGAGGGCGTGCCCGTAGTTGGCAGCTAGCAGTGCGTTGAATGTGTCCGTTTCAGCCTTGTCTTTTACACTATCAAGCAGCTTTGGTACTTCATGCTCAAGCACCCGCATCATTTCTGCTTTGGGGTCAGTCTTGTAGGCACTTATCTGCTCAATCATGCTGGTGTTGCCCGTGGTAGTTGCAAGCAGGTACCATGCTGCAGCCCGTTGCCGCTCAGTGTTGACGTTCCCCTGCATACGGTTACGTTGCCCGCCCTCAGTAACCTGATAGGCGAAGTCACTGTGCTCCCTGCCATCCCCATTGGTTATCTCATCTACAAAGAACATGAGGTTGTGGTACACCTCTGCACGGTTCATGCGGGACGCCATGGTGTCTTTCTGCTTAAGGCGCAGTTTCTCAGGGTCCCCGTACACTGATAGCCCTGCTAGGGCAGATGTTGTCTTACCCCGGCCGCCTTCTTTGTCATACAGGTGCAGTGTAGACCCATGGTACTGGGTTAGCTCCATAAGTAGTGATCCAAACGCCCTGCATATTACGTATTGGTGGACCTCGTACCCCGGACGGTCGTAGAACTTGATAGCCTCCTTCCATCCAGCGAGGGTGCCCTTGGGGATGAACGCGTCCATCAACCCGGCGGTAGCAGAAGTTGGGTGGTTTACCAGCACCCTGTCCACGCGTATGTCGTACGGTCCTGCGATGAATTGGTCGAAGTTACGCCCGACCCAGCCAAACGCCCTATGTGCATCGTCTGCCATAGTAGTCTCCTGTAAGTTGTTTATCCATGTTGTTATGTATAACAAAAGTGAGTCTGTCTTTGCTACAGCGACCCCCTGCTTTGATAGCTCCCTACGTAGCTCTTCTTTTGATGTTACCGACGCTAATGGCAGCATGAACTCTCTAACACCATCCCTTGGCAGGTGCAGCCGCATTACCACACACTCCCCGATCTCCACATCCCGTAGCCGCTTAACCACGTATAAATCGTTGTGGTATATAGCTACATCCTCCGTTTCCCCCTCATCGTTTTTCTTACGGAGGTACACCCCACCAGTAGCCCCACGAAAATATGGGAACGGGTACTTTGGTATCTCATAAGTTATTACAGGTGCATTGGGGAGGTTGATAGCAGGGGCCTGTACAATGTTATCTGCAGGGGCAGCTTCTACAACGTACTTACCAAGCTGAATCGGAGAGGTTATCTTCCCCCAGTGACGGCACCCCGGGCATACATCAGCGTTGTTATCGTCAAACACAACACACGTGTACGGGCCTTTTATGTCCTCAAGTTTCTTCGCTGTAGCCTCTGCACTGTACTCCGGGTGCCCACTGGATATAACTCGCGCCCCTTTGGCAGGCTCATCGCAAAACTTAGCAATGGATAGCCCCGCACGCCACATAGGTTCTGAGCACGTTGCTTGATCAGTTACAATGAGCCTCAACTGCTCACACCCTTTACCGTTGATCGACTTGCTCAGTATCTCCTTGAAGCTGCTCTGGGTGTTACCCATGAGGTTAGTCATAACTGCATTAGCTGCGCTATCTGGTAGTTGCAGTGCAGTGAAACCAAGTCCAGCCGGAGCGGCCTCCATCCCTATGAGGTCCCCAAACGCAGCTAATGCTATGGGGTCGGGCCAACTTGTCCCAAGAATAGTAACAAGTTTTGGTTCATCCTTGTGGTGGTGGGTGCCGGGAATGCGCAGTACCCGGGCGGCATCGGCAGTAACCGCGGTGTCTATGTGTAGCCCATACTCTCTGCACGCTGCCTTAAGCCGGATGGCAACGGGCTTCCACACATCCACAATTTCTGGGGTGTCCAGTAGCCAGTACACATGTACCCCACGCCCCGAGCTAACCATCAAGGGGGCAGGTAGTTTATACGCGCTGCAGAACCCGCGCAGGGCCTTCAGTCCATCAGCAGCACTTGCGTATGGTTTATCTGCACCGCAGTCTACGTCTAAGTACAGCGATGACATAGTGGCAACGTTATGTGCTTTTCTACTACTACTGTCTTTGAACTCTCCACAGGCGAAATACGTGTCAACCCCTTTAGCATCAAGCTCAGTGGCCTTGGTTAGTAATTCGGGTATGGTAGGGTAAAAGAACTGCCGTATAACAGACTTGCTCTGGTCTTTGCTGGGGTGTGATAAGCATGTCCATAAGCAGTACACCCCAGTATGCCCAGCAGTTTTCCTTATAAATTCTTCTGTGTTCATGTAGGATACCTGAAAGCGGGGGACGCCCTAGCAGGGGCGCACTTGCGCCCTGTTCAGTCGTATAGACCTAGCTAGGTACTTAGGGGGTTACTCGTCGTCCCAGCCGTCTATGATAGATTTCAGGCTATCAGTAGTAGGCTCTGCCATTGCGGCTTTCTTAGCAGGTGCCTTGGTTGGCTCCTCAATAACTTCAGCTTCTTCAGCATCCTCAATGAAGGCAGGCTTTTGAACAGCTGCTTTCTTAGGAGGTACAGGGGCTTCTTCCTCTTCCTCTTCAACCACAGGTTTAGCTACAGGCTTAGGCTTAGCTATGGCAGGGGCGGTAGGCGCGGCAGGGGCACCGACACTCATAGTAACTGCATCAATAGCTTCCTTGCTGTCCCGCTTAGTTAGAACCGTTTCCAGTTCCTCTTGAGACAGTGGGCGTACAGGTTTGAAAAACAACTTAGGCACTGAGCTGTCCTCATCAAACTGAATCTCAGTAACAATGGCTATTACTGGGGTTTCATGTGCGTGTAAGAACTTAGCGTACGCCTGCATAGGCATGTTGCCGTTCTCAGTGGCCCCAAACAAGCTGGCCGCGGGCAGCTGCAAACCAAGCACTGTCTCCAGATCATCCTCAAGCGCAATAGCTAGCTTCTGGTTGAACCGGCACGCACGGGAGTCACCCTGTCCAGAGCCTTTGATGTTCATCGGGCATGTGCTGCAACTATCAGACTGCCTTGATTCAACAGGAACTTGGGCGCTTGGTGTCTTAGTATCAGCTGACCAGCATGAGGGGGACACGACTTCATCAGGATTGTATTCCCCTGCGAAATAAGTGCGGCTTATATCAGCGGAGCGTAGGATAACTACGTTCATAGTATCGTCTTTACTGACAGCAAGCTGGTTGGAGCCTTGCATTTTGCGGAACTTGTTACCTTTCAGGCTGATGCGCAGGAAGCCACCATCTGAACCGCGCAGGGCTTTGTCCTGCTCCAGCAGGGATTTGAACAGGTCGCTGTTGGCGAGTGGGTTGTTCTTAAATAGTGATACGTTTGCCATTTATTTTATGCTCCTAGTAATCAGTGTCGGTGTCTATATCAGTGTCGGTATCAGTGTCTTCGTCTTCGTCAAACGCAGTTAACTCGAACACTTTAACAACTTCTTGCTTTTGGGGTACCACCCCTGCATCAGGGCGTAACAGTGTAGCCATAATAAATGGCAAGTCAAATCGGTATGTGCCTCCAACCTGCACATAGCTTTCTTTTGGGATAGCACCTTTGCGTACCCAAGCACGGATCACAGGCACAGTAACTCCGAGTTTATCTGCCACAGCGCCAATGGGTACTAGCGTATTTTCACTCATTCTATTTCCTCTTAATGGTTAACACGTACTCTGAGTCTGCACTCACACCTGTGGGTAACTCTCCAGAGTCCGCTAGGGCTTTCATGACCCCTTGGGATAGGCGCTTTTCAAAGACTTCAAGCATGTCGTGCTCCTGCGCGAACGCATATACAGAGTCCCAGTCGGACGCCCAGTACCGCGTTTTTACTGACCTGTAAAACAAGCCATCAGCAGTGCGGACACTCTCAACCCCTTCTGCCTTGCAGTAATCAAGAAGAGCATGCTTTATCATATCCTGCTGTTCTCCAAGGGCCTTATCCTTGGCATTGAACTCGCTGGATAATTCTTCCCGTGCGGCCTTTATCTTCAAATATACACGGGTCATCTTTGCTACGGCGTCACTGCCGTTGGGGGTAGTTGCTTTTGTCATTGGTACAGCCCTCCTTAGTTGCTGTGGAATACATATTATTGTGCTGGTGTTATTTAGTCAAGCATCTTGCTGTATAAATCTATCATTTTTGTATGGATGTCTATTTTGTTGTCTAGCATAGCGTAGATGTGTCGTTCAACCCCGCTGCCTTGTAGCTGTATTACCGTGCACTTGTTCGTCTGACCAGCGCGGTGTATCCGGGCGTTAGCTTGCAGGTATGTCTCTAGTGACGGGACTGGGCCCCACCACACGATGGTATCTGCTGCGGTTAGTGTCACCCCATGTGCAGCGGACTGGGGCTGGATGATAAGCACTTTTGGGTCTGCCTCGGTCTGGAACCGCTTGAACCTATCAGTCCGGTTAGTCAGGGTCACGTCCCCCCTGATAATTTCAGCCGATACCCCGTCGTTCTTCAGCTTGATGCTGAGCAGGTCTATGGCGTGCTTGAACGGTACAAAGACAATTACTTTTTTAGTTGCCTCGTCTATGACTTCTTTCAGTACCTTGTACCTGTGGGTGATGTCGAACTCCAATGCCTCCCCACTGTCGGTGTACACTGCCCCACCCGCAATCTGCAGTAGTTTGTTCATAACGATGGCTGCGTTGGCAGCGGTAACGTCTTCCCCTGCAGCGGCGGTACGCATCATGGTCTGCACTTCTTTGTAGTATTTATTCTGCTGTGCTGTCAGGGGTACTTCCCTAGCCACGTAAACCATGTCTGGCAGGTCTAGGCACTCCTCCTTCGTGTAACGTATTGCTGGTTGTAATGCTTCATGCACTGTCGTAGCGGCGTCTTGTTTTGGCACCCATCGAAAGTTGGTGACCTTGTACATCACCTTGTCCCTGAACGCGCCGAAGAACCGGGGCACACCACTGGGGTTGACCAGTTTAGCCAGTCCATACGCATCCGTGGGGTTCTGTGCAGCGGGGGTGCCCGTCATTAGCCATACCCAAGTGCTGGGGGTTATCAAGGCATTGAGCGCTTTCCACCTAGCGGTACTCACGTTCTTGTAGTGGGTAGCTTCGTCCACAATGATAAGGTCGAACCCCCCTTTGAGGATAGCGTCTATGACAACCTCCACCCCGTCGTAATTTATTATCACGTACTGGGCATCACTGGCTATTACTTTGCGGCGCTTCTCTGCGGAGCCATGGGCTACGTCAACCTTGCGGTGCATGGCAACGTTAAACAGGTCATCCCGCCACGCGGAGTTCATAATAGACAGTGGGCAGATGATGAGCACGCGCTTGACACGCCCTTGGGCCAGCAAGAAGTCCGATGCCCATATGGCACTAGCTGTCTTGCCTGTACCCTGCTCTGAGAAACAGAACCCACGCTGGTTCAGTGTCAGAAACCCTGCGGTATGGCGTTGGTGCTCGAACGGTGGGTACATCCCGGGCCATGTGTACTGTCCGGTTATTGGAGAGGGAGCCTTTATGCCAATGTTATTAAGCACTTGCGCTTCGTCCACCCCCCAATGCACAAGCACTGAGGTATCCCCTACCTGCTTACTACGGGGGATTATGGTCGTTATTTTTGCTGGATTGCGGAGTCGCAAAAGCAGCGCTTTGTTATCTACAATTTTCATATCTGTATGAACTCTGTTATTGGTATGTACATACATGTTTCCATGTCATAGCTATCACCTCTATCTTGCCTTCCGCCTTGGCGTAGCGCGTACCCATCTTTCAGCACTACCGCAAACACGCCATCAGTAAACTTTACAATCAGTAGGGGCACTACCTTACTCTCCCTACTTACTCGCAGTATGTTCCCCACCTTGTTTGCGCTTATCATATATGTGGGGTATTTATCCTTAGCATTAGTTCGGGTCTTGACTTCTACGTTTGCTATATGCTTCCCATCCCGTAACAACAAGCCGTCTATGGGGGCGAAGGGTTCAGCCTTCTCATAGGTATAATTGCCGGTAGACTCAATATAATCTTTTATGTACCGCTCGTTACTACGGTCAGCCTCGCTCTCATACACTGGACGCATTTATTTCTCCGATGCCAAATAGCACGAAGTG